AAGATTGAAACTCTGGTGAGTTAGGAGAAAATTCTCTAAGGCTTTTTTGTATTACATTACCTTGTGAATCTATGGTATCAACTTTATGATCATCATAATCATTTTGTAAAATACTATTCAGTTGAGAACTATATAAAGAAGATACAGTAGTTTTATAAGCTCTATCAGCAAAGATACTGCCACCAACAAGTTGTCTTGCTGCTTTGTCTCCGTCTTGTTTTCTTATTTTATTAACAGCAGAAGTAAGATCACCTTCGGCTAAAACTTGATCTATTGCTATTTTTACTCCTTCTTGTTTTTCTTTTTCTACTTCTTGTTCAATCTTAGTACCAATAAACTTCTGAAGATTAGGATTCACAGCAGCCAATGTTTCCGCTAAAGACTCAATACCAGTTTTAGGTTGAACACTAGGGGGAGCCACAAAAGTATCTACAGGTCTTGCAGAAGATTGAAAAGCTGTACTTTGAAAACTAGATGACATAATTAAACGACAGTAAATGGTTGAGCAGAAGTGGTTGCTGTGCCAAGTTCCAAAGCTTGCGTTCCTCCTGTTGAACCTATCCCACCTAGACCACCTGTAAGTCCAGCATAAGAGCTAAGACCTGATACGGCAGTATTAAGAAGAACTGATCCAAGAGAAGGAATCTGACTATAAGCCTGATTAATATTACTTTGCAGTTGATTCTGTATATTATCTCTTTGTGCTTCTAACCCCTGTACATTTCTACCGTATTGTCTAGTTGCTGATTCCAAAGCTTGGTTTATAGATTCTCTCAAGTTAGCAGATTGTCTTTCCTGATCTTGTAATAAAAGACCTACAGTAAGACCTGCTCGTTCTGAAGCCCTTACAGTACCTTGAGCTTGTAATCCTCTTACGGTTGCTGCTAACTTTTCTTGTGCTGATGAAGCTCTTGTTTCTTTTAACTGTGCTGCTGTAGCTTCCTGTTGTCTAGCAAAAGACTCTTCTGCTGATCTCTGTGCTATCAAAGATGATTCATAAGTTTGTCTTGCTGCAGCTTGTGCAGCAGATCTCTGTGCAAGTGCAGAAGCAGCATTAAGTCCTAAAGACGCTGCGAATAAACCTGCGGTAGTACCAGTTAAAGTGCCTCCTGTTATAGCACTGCCAAGAGTTGATAGTCCTAGAACACACATCTATGCGATCCTCAGAAATTCGTAGAATGGTTTACCCTGCATACCGTAGTGTTCGTGATATTGAATAAAGGTAAACCCAAGAGACTTTAACCATTTGATAGCAGAATCATTCTCTGCATATACAAAATTATATAGGATTTTGTATTTTTTCAACAGGTTATCGACCCATTTTCGACCTTTTCTTATTAGTTGTATTTTATATTTGTTATTTTCAAACAACTTATCTGTAGCAACCATCCATATAACACCACCATCAACCACCCCACAAAGACCCATAGGTTGATCGTTATCATCAGCTATAGCCATATTTACCTTGCTGCACATATAACTTAACTGAAGGGCTTGTAGGGGTTCTTGTCCTGATTGGTAGAAAGCTTCTATCTTATCTACTTCTCTCATGTTAGCAGCGACATATTTAAGATCCTTGAGATTTGCTTTTCTTAAATGCCCCATCTACACCCTCCTGCTTCTCATATGGAATCTTGCCTCATATTCAGCACTGTTTAATTTTGTTGGTAGGAAAGTACTATTTTTTATATCAATATCAACTCTATCTGCTCTGCTCATTATAGGAACTCTAAATGTTCCTGTTTCAAGATTTACAGAACCTATGGTACTAGAAGCAGCACCTAGTAAATTACCTGTAAATTTATGAGTGGATGTGTCTCTATTTTCTGGTGTTACTTCTACTTTAAAGAATCCTGTATTTTCAAACTTGATATAGAAATGATGCAGTTGTAAACGACCACTGATAAATTCACCACCACCACCTGGTACTTGTTCTGTTAATCGTTGAGCAGAAAATCTATAGTGCATTTCATAAGGCTCACCAATAATAACCTTTGATAATCTGTAATCACCTGTAGCTGTAATAGTTAATGTAGAACCATCAGTATTAGTTGTTGTGGTACTTATAACCTGTCCAGCACCTAAATTAACAGCACTTGTATTAGGTGCAGAGATAAAGGTACTGGTTTCACCTGATGCCAGATGTCTACCCACTACAGCCATTTGTGCATAGGTTCTATAGGGTAAAGTCCAAGTTGTTGTATTTGTACTAGCTACATAAGCTACAGATACACCAGTAGAAGCTTCTGTTAATTTATGATCTAGATGAAATTCAAAGTCTGCATTAGTCTCTGTAAAGTTAGATTCAAATGGTAGCTTTTCTATAGAGGTAACATTATTACTATTTCTAACGACCATAAATAAATCAGTATCAATAAAATCTATATTTAGTATTGTTTTATTGCTATTTAAAATAAAAGTAGACCAAGCATTTAATATCTTCTGTCCTTTATCTCCATACAGCCATCTGTTGATATAAAGTTTATTTGGATTATCTGTACCAATAAGAACTAAGACATCTTCATTTGTAGAAGCTGCCATCTTAAATATGTTTGCTGGTATGTATTTAGGAACATGGATTGTTATATCTGCTGCTTCTTTTATCGTCAGATCTTCCATCGTCACATATTCTCTCACCCCTGCAAATAATCCTTTCTTTATAAGAAAATAAATACTTCTTCCACTAGATACAGGAACACTATTGGTATCATTTTCAAATTCAGTTGCTACGTTTACGTTTGCCGTCTTTGGTGTCAAGGCATCAGATGAAGCTGACAATACAAACTGTGTCTGATCTGAAAACAATATAAGTTTCTGACCCATTGTTTTAGCATGCTTTAGTATTGAAACTTTTGTATGAGAAGCTGCTACATCTATAGGATCACTATCAATTACAGATAAGACTGTTTCTGGAAAGAAGTTAAAAAACTCTGAAACTCTTGATAACACTACATTGTCATCAGATAAAAAACCTAATCTGTTTCTAAAGAAAAATACGTTATTAATTTTATTACCAACAAAACTAGGGTTTGGTGCTGTTACTAAATCACCAACAGTACGTTCTCCCCACAACGGTAAAGTAAAAGTAGTTCCACTAACGGTATAAGTACCTCCATCAACTCTTGCAAAAATAAAATTACCATCTGACTGTCTAATCAAAACATGGGGCATGGTGTCATAATTAAATTTAAAATTTATTCCTGGTTTAAGAGTTTCTTCCCACTGTCCTTCTTCAAATGCTCCACCGTTATTAGTGACAAATTTAACGAAATAATTATCAAAATTTGTATTATCATCACCTTTAACTTCAACAACATAGTTATTAGGTGAAACTGCTGGTAGATCAGAAAACCTTTGTACTGAATCTTTTACTGTTGTTATTTGTGTATTACCTTGAGTGTCATTACTATCAATAGTAAAGCTACTAGAATCATTTTTTCTTATATATAAAACAGGTCCGTTTTGATCAATAGTAAAACCAGATAAAGCAGAACCTGATGTAGGTGATTCACTATTTTGACCTAACAATTTATCTTTTATTTTTGTCGCTACAGTTGTTGTACTTAAAGGATTATCGCTACTTGTATCATGCGTAGCTGTAGTGCTATTAACAGTAACGGTATAACTAGTTTTATCTGATACCTGATTAAAAAATACTATTGCCTGTGTTTGTGTTCCTCCACTTAAAGTAGAGTCCATTGCAATAACTTTTGATGTATTAACAACAAAGGTAAAGTCAGCAATAGTTACAGTTTTTATTTCACTTCTTGGATTTGTTGTTTGTAAATAAGTAGTACCATCAGGTGTATTAACAGTTTTTAAAGTTCCGTCAATCTCATAAACTTTTACAGCACCGTTAGTAAATACTGAAACATATCTTTCTGTTGTATCTCTATTTATCGTATGAATATGAACATTACTATCAGTAGGAAAGCTGGCAAGAGTTGCTAAGTATTGAGTACCACTACGCTTCTGTAAACCTTGCACAGGACTGCTATCAGCATTGTCCTGTATATCAGCATGGTCTGGTTGTTTTGTAGAGTCAGAAGCTTGTGAAACTCCTCTGAGCAAAGTAGGAATTGCTCTAGATACTATTGCCATAGTTACCTGATTAATGCGTTGGAAGGGCTGTATGTATCAAACACACTTGTAAGTGATGGATCTCCCCTAAGTAAATTATGATCTCCATTCTCCAAGTCTGTTTCCATCAGTATAGCTCTAGCTCTTACTTCGTCCTGTTGACTGAAAGATCTTAATCCTTCATCACCTACTAACCTATCAACAAATACTCTGGAAGCTTTGATTGTTATATATCTTCTAGCAGGTTCTGGTATCTCATCAAAATCTCTCAGGAATACAACAGTGCTTTTTAGATCTGCCTCAAATTCAAAGGTATGATTTTTTCTATCGTAAAACTTAAGACCTCTTTGTATTGCATCAACATCAGGGTGATGATGAATATTAGGATCTGCACTAATGACATTAGCTGCAAGATTAATATTATTACTAGAATCTCTGGTCAGAACAACATCAATCTCTGTATTGAAAGACCAACCTTCTGATTGAACTTCCTTGTTGATTTCTGACAGAGTATTCTGTGCCAGTTTTGCATCAACAGGTAAAGTACCTGTCAACGTATTTATGGGAGCTTCCCCAATAGAAGCCAACATAATGTTAATAGCTTCTAGTTCAGTGCTTGCAGCTACAGTCATGGTTCTTTACTTTTTTATTTTAAGGGATTCTCTACCACCCATTTTTTTCTTCTTCTTTTTTTTAGATCCGTGATACATAATGTTCTCCAAATAGTAAGAGAAGAGTACCCATTACTGAGTACCCTTCGAGGTAAGTTAAGAAGCAGCAAGCTTAATTGTAGCTGCACACTCTGGTCTTAGGATTCCATGACCAAGAGCATATTTAGCAACCATCAATGTACCTTGATACATGATTCCATAATCAGAACCAGATATTTCAGTAGTCATATCCATAAGCTTTACAGTACCAACTGCTGACTTGTGGAAGACAAGACCGATAGTTTTGCTGTCATCACCTGAGTAGGTATTATTTGCGCCCGATGGATTTGAGCTGACATTTGACTGAGGTACGTTGTTACTCATCATCACTGGAATACCAGCAATCTGTTGTACACGACCTGATGCAAATGAAACACAGAAACGATCTGTTGGAGGAATGTCTCTTTCATCCATTGTCTGTGCAATGTCATAGATAGCACCAGCTAGTTCGTCACCTGATACAGCAGCAGAAGTTGTGTTACCAGAAGCTAAAGTAGCTGTGATACCACCATTTCCACCTGTAAGAGTTGTTGAAGCTCTTGAAGCATTTGCGATTACCTTCGCTACGTTCTGATCATAGGTCTTAGCTAAAGCCTTACCTAACTCATCAGCGTAAGTTGCCCTTACGTCATAATGATTCATCAATTCATCCAGGCTCGAGACAAATGCCTGTGATATCAAGAGATCATCAATAGAAATAATCTTTTCATTTGCCAAGATCTGGTTAGCACCAACTAATGGTGTTCCTGGTGTGTGATATGCAGCAGTTGCAGCACCTGTAACAGGGAACTGTGCTGATTTACCAGAAGTAATAGTACGAACTGTATGAAGCTGATCGTTGAAGATGTTGTTTCTAGCAAAGGCTGTAAGAACCTCACCAGAGAACACTTTCAGAAACAGAGCTTCAAAGTCTGTTCCACTATTGTTTACCAGACCAAGGCGTGAAACTGTGGCGTTAGCCATAATTTAAACTCCTTTGGATTGATTAATAATTTGAGAAACTAACTTCACTACTGTCTGTTCTCTCAAGTGTTATCTGACGCATCAGGCACTGTTGATATTAAGATTTTCGTTTTGTTAAGTTTATACTGAACCGCAATTCCACTTGCGTAATGCAAGGGCTTTACGAGTTAACTTACCATCTTTCTTTAACGGTCCTTTTACTTTTGACATTCTTGCACAGAAGGATTTTCTTCTGGCTTTCTGTCTAGCAGTAAGACCTGTCTTTTTTGTAACAGGAGCTTGCAAGTTTCCACCTGTTGCTCGGTTGTATTTTCTACGACCAGAAGCAGTAAGACCCCCTGTGGGATCTTTGTCTTTCTTGGTAAGAGATACTCCCTTCGACATAAAGGAAAGATAAGCAGTTAATTAAAATATAACACTGTTATGCAATCTTTAAACTCTTTCGTCCTTTTCTCCTTTTGTGATTGTAAGAAATTCTTTTACTACTGGTCTTCTCTGCCTTAAATCTTGCCTTCTCTTTACTGCTCATTTCACCTGTAGTCTTTGGTGTTTTACTACTGATTCTTTTTGATGGTCTACAGGCAGGGTAGCCACGTTGATCTCCCTTTTGTCTTCCACAGGGTTTACCTGTTTTAACATCTACCCACTTTTCTTTAAACCATCTTGTAAGACTCATTTGCCTACTTGTTTTTGTGCAGCAGTATGTGCAGCTTTAAATGATTTACCTTCACGCATAAGCTTTTTCATAAGGTTCATGTGTTTAGGTGTGTGATGAACTGAATGTGCTTTCAGTTTTTTCATCTGACTAAGATTAAGCTTTGCCATTTTTCTTTTTACCTTTTTTTGATTTACGAAGGATCATAAGATCTTCTCTGGTAATTTTATCTCTAGGTTCTGCAACCCTAGCGATCTTCATTTGTTTTTTAGAATAAGGCATAATTAAGTTTTACGATAACCTCCACCACGTTTTTTATAAGTTCTAACCAACCACGCATTAGCATAAGCAGAAGGATAGACTCTAAACTTCTTCTTTGCTTCTGACTTTACCCTTGCATAAAGCTTTGGGTTGGTTGGTACATTAGCCATAATTAACGCTTAGTGTTAAATACATCACTACCACCTAAACGTCTTTGAACATCTTCGGTGTATGTAACATCTTTACCATAGCGTGGATCTGACATAGCAGTAACTACTTCTGCTGTAGATCTAAATGGTGTAGGTCCACTTTGAGAAGCACGACCTGTTACTAAATTTGGTTCAACACCCATAGCATTTTTGTATTGTGAATAAAGACCTTGCACTGCCATTTTAATGACTGGTGCGTCTGCTGTTTGTGTGAGGTTATCAAATGCTTTAATTTCTGCTGGTGATAAATTTGCTGTAGCCCATTTTTGCATTTGTTCATAAGCCGAATCACCACCAATAGAATCTTTTATATCTTGTATTTGTTTTGTAGGTATTTCATCTGCTTCACCATAAGCACCTCTTAAACCATCAAGGTATGTATCTATAACCTGTTTAGAGAACCCTGCTTCTCCTAGCTTTGTATAATCATCATCATTGATCTCACCTGTTTCTTGAAATCTATTAGAGATCTCTTGTGGATCAATACCAACTTCTTCTAATACTGAAGCAAGACCATCACCATAAAACTCTTCTGCATTAAATTCAGTGTCGTTAGTTTCAGTCTGTTCTTCTTCTGTTTGAGGTTGATCTTCTTCCGTTACCTGTCCAAGCTTACCTTCCAGTTCTTTGTAACTAGCAGCTAAATCTTCCACTGATTTAAACTTACCTAAGATAAGACCATTCTCATCAGTTTCATTTTTAGCTAAAGTCTGTAGGTCTTCAGCAGACATTGGTGGTGTCTCTGAAACATTTACCTGGGATGAAGTCATAAAATTTTGTCAGTTAAAAGTAATTGTACGACCATTTTTAGTTTTGACCACCTTTGGTTCGTATGGAGCAGGTTCATCATTAACACCTAACTTGCTTACAACAGCTTTTGCTGTATCAGCTTTTGCAGTTTTTGAACTAGACTTCTTGGTTGGCATTAGCTTCCTCCGTAAGTTGTTGTGCTTGTGCGTTGTTTTTAGGATCAAGAAGTGGTGATCCAAGAGCAGCAGGTCCAAGACTTTGAATAAGCTGTTGCTGTTGCAAGGCTTGTTGTTCTGCTTGAATTTCTTCTTGTGTCTTCACTAGGTTAGCAGTATCTATACCAATTGAATTTGCTAGTCGTTTTATGGCTTCGTCTACGTTTACAAACTGCCTCATAATATCTGGACCTAAAGCTTGACTTACTGTGCCGATAAATTCAACAAGCTTATTACGATCATTACCACGACCAAGACCCTGTACACCAGTAACGATCTTAGGCTTCACTATTTTCTCTGGTAGCTTTGGAACTTTACCAGACCTAACTAGCATGTGCATCCTACGTTTAAGATATGGCAGTTGAAACTCTTGAGTAAGAATAGAGTAGATACCACCTAAAGAGTTTTCTAGTTCATTAGCCATCATGGTAACTTCTGCTGCTGTCACTCTTTCTGCATCTCTTTGTACAGAACGTGCCATGAGGAAAGCATATTCAAGTCTTGATTCAATTCTTTGTATGGCAGAGAAAGATACATTAAAGTCTGCACCCTTGTTGACTTGCATTACAGATATATCTGCTGCACTACCTTCTCTTATTGCACCATTAGGAGCCTTTGCTAGGGTTGCTGCTCTGGTTACACCATTAGGATTCACAAGGAATAGAGTCTTAGCTGAAGCTGCTGCACCTTCTATTATTGCTTGCATTAAAGCTTCTAAACTTATCAAGTCTCCTCTGTATTCTTCTACATACCCTCTACCGTAGTCTTCACCATCTATTCTCACGAATCTCAAAGTAATCCAAGGTGATACATTTACCTTTGACCTGCCATCAGTACCTGGTATCTTTTCTCCTTTACATTCCTGATACCACATAAAATCATCATTGACTCTCTTGACGTATGTGTATATATCAAGGTCACTATCCATTGTCTTCTCATCGTAGTTCTCTTTCTTCTTAATCTGTTCTAAGAACTCTTCTGGAAGTGCATTGGGGTGTACTGATTCCTGTGTAATAATTTCTAATACATTACCAACAGCATCTCTTTTACAAACAAACTTTGATAGTGGATATACCTTTAGTCCGTCATCTGTGAGATAGAGAAGAACATTCCCACCAACGATCAAATGTTTCAATGCTTCAAACATTGCAACCCTATCGTTAGAGATCTCTATCTCATTCATCAAAGCTGTTTCTATTGTGCGTAATCCTTTATCTATCTCTGTCTCTAATCCTTCTTGTCCTTGCTTTAGCAGTTCAAGACTATCAATACTTAATTTAAAAAAGGCAGTTGATGGTGGTAACAATGCAAATAAAAGTTTAGATGCAAGACTGTTAACACCTCTAGCACCTACTGCCTGGAAAGGAGTTTTTATTTTTGCTTTTGTTCCGACTGTGCTTTCTGGAATAAGACTAGGAATAGTTAACTTTGAAGAGTCTTTTGCTTCTCTATCAAAAGTAGATCTTGAACTTTGTAGTTGTGCATATCTGCCAGCAGCAGTTGTGCCACCTGTTGAATATTCCATTTTAGTAATTTAGATTACCTGATCCCATTCCTGTATTAAGAGGTATGCGTAAAGAACTTGTACCAAGTCTTCTGAAAGATCTTCTGCCACGCCCAGTTCTTGTAGAAGTTGTTCTTTTAGCACCTACAGTTGGAGCCTTGGCAGTCTTTTCTGGCATAGGTGCTGTAGGTCTAGGCTCTGGTAAAGGTGGTGGTTTTGGTGATGAGAAAATGCACATAACTAATTCTCCAAGACTGATTCAGTGAGCATGGTATCTTTTTGTCTTGCCTGTTGTTCAATCAGGTAATCAACAACAAAACGCTGCCCTGCTTTGTACCATATCTCTCTGTCAGATAAAGACAAGTCAGGATGACGATGTGGGAAGATTTGATCTAAGGCAAAAATCAATTCATCTGTAATAACTGGTAGCTTTTCAGATGACATGACTAATAAGATTTATATGTATTGTAGTTCACTTTTGATAATAAAGTATAGCAGGTTTAAATTTATGTGATAAGGTTGATATGCTTATCCAGGCAACGAAAAACACTAGCAACTTACACGGCCCGTGTTGTTAGTGTTTTTTTATGGAGTCCAAAGAGACACTTCACCTGTATCAAAGTCAAAGTCTCCATGTCTCAGTATTCTTGCAAGCTGTGCATTAAGAACAGCATCAGCAAAGTTATATTTCTTTTTTTCATACGCAGCTACGACCTTCAGCCACATTTGTTCTAGTGTCTTAGCTTCACCTAATATTTTTTCTGCTGTTACTGGCCCTACTTTATCTATACCAAAGTAATTATCTGTACTGTCCCCTGTAAGGGCTTGTATCATCCAATGTCTATCAGCCTTACGTTTAGTTATAAGCTCCATGTCATCACCTGCAAGAAGGGTACAAGGTACAGATCTCATGTCCTTATCAACTGAAACTATTATTGGATTGTCATATTTTTTTGATGTTGCAAGGATAGCCATCACATCATCTCCTTCTAAACCTGCGTAGCTTTCTGATGTATATCTTTCTCTTACTCCTTCAATAATTTTACGAAGACCTAAAGGTTTTCTTTTATGTTTTCTATTAGCTTTGTATTCTGGATATATTGTGTGCCTAAATGTTGGATACTCTGTAAAACACATAACAACATCTTTATCACCTTCAGCAATGGTTTGATAGTGTGCAACTCTACCATCAATCATTTCATGTACATCTCTTTCATCAGCATGCAATGTGTGTAGGTTAGTATCCCACTGTATGTCTTGCTCACAGGCACAGCATGAAGAATAAATAAGCCAATCAGCGTCAATTAGTAAAGTCATAGTAATTTAGTTTGATATAAAAAATTTTTATTTAAAAGAGGTAATTGTTCGTTAAGTTTTTCTAATCTTTTACAAGCGATATCAAAATTTTTTTGTTCGATCTCTATTCCAACTGATTTAATACCTAACTGATAGCAAGCTTCTAAAGTTGTACCTGACCCCATAAATGGATCTAAGACGGATTGTGGTTTAATCCATTCAATTAATGTTTTTATTAAATTGCAAGGCTTACCCCAACTACCAAGTGGATTAGACATATTCCTTGGTAATATTTGTACACTGTTAAGATGTTTTCTAGCTTTTGGTTTGTAATATCTTTTCCCTAAAACATCTTTACCTATTGCGGATAGACCTTTGTTCTGTGGCTGACAGTATTGGTACTCCCCTACATCTGCTGTAGATGTTTTACCATATATATAAATATAGTCGTGAGTAATTCTTGGTAGATTATTACTAACCCATCTACCATCTGCAAAGTGCCATACTAATTCAGTTCTTGGTTTCCCTAAACAATTTTCAACATCATGTCTTGATTTTGGAGAACAAAAAGCAATGGTTGTTTTTGCATGATTTAATTTTAAATGCTTCCAAAGTTCAAAAGGAGGATCGTAAATAACTAAATCAGAGTTTTTTAAAGTAGGCATAAGCTCTATTGCATTTGCTAAATAAAGAGTGGCTTCACCTATTTTTTCTTTTTGTTTATACATTATTCAAAGTAAGTAGATACAGGTACTACAAGTCTTCCTGTCTTTTCGTCATACAATAATTTATCTACTGGTCCTGTCATTCCTGTGTGTCTATTCTTCAATACTCTTAATTGTAGTTCTGCTCTTTCTGCATAGCTTTCTGATTGCTGGTTTCTTTCACAGGCCACTACCAAGTCAGATAGTTGAGCTATTGAATGGCTTGACCTCAGATGATTAAGACTAACTTTGTTACCCTCTTCATGTCCTTTGCCTTCTGGTCTACGCAAGTGAGAGACAATTATCAAACCTATACCTGTAGATTCAACCACTTGTCTAAGCTTTGTACAGACCACATCCAAAGCTCTTCTCTCATCAAGGTCGCTTATACCAGAAACAACTATTGTTAAATGATCCAAGATAACAACATCTACACCTTCTGCTGTTGCAAGATACTGTATCTGTT